GGGCGGAAACGCGCGCCGGTGCGCCTGGGAGGGGATTTTTGCCGCAAGCGGGATTTGCGTTTGCGGCGGCGCGGAATTAGAGAAAGACGACGGGCGGCGGCGGTTTGCTCGCGCCCGTCGCTTGAGTGTGGTGATCGCTCCTAACCAACCGCAGAACTGCGGGCGCGGGAATTCTTAGCACACGGAGCGAGGAAGATGGCGATTCCGAATATGACCGAACTTAGCAATTACATTTTTGGTTTGCCGACGCGGGCGCGGACGGTCGTCGCCGGAACCTATACAAACTTCATCGCCAAACTCGGCGAAGCGGACGCGATCGTTACGGCAGAAAAGGCGCGTCAGCGCACACAGCAGCAACCGACCAGCGAAGGGCGTCGGCGCGGGCGGCCGGCGAGTACGACGGCGAGCGCGACGCGGCGCGGGCGGCCGTCGACCACCGGAAAATTCAATTCGATCGAGGGGATGGTCGCGTTTGTTACGCAACACCCGGGGCCGGTGAGTTATGAGACGCTGAAGGCCAATTGCGTGCCCTCTAAACAAAAATCGATCAACGCTTGGGGCCAGCAGGCGGTACGCAGGAATCTGCTCGGCCGCGGCGCCGAGAAGACTTATGTCGCCGTTGCCGCGCCGGCGGCGGCGACGCAGGCCGCCGCCTAATGCAATAGCGTTGCGAGGCCGTAGCCGGCGAGCACAACGACCGCGAGCAGCAGCGCCAGCTTGCCGAGCTCGACGACGGCACCGGTAATTGCGAGCACGATCGCGAGCGCGGTCGAGCCCTGGCGGGATATGCCCGGCGGTGCCTGGTTCGGGAACGGCACGACGGAATCGTCCGGGTCGCGAGGCGGCATCGGCGCAGCTCCTTAAGGGGGCTTATGGCGAGGGGAGAATCTTGATTGCCGTGATCGGCGGCCGGCCGATGACGATCGCGACGGTCGGGCTTAGCGCCGGGCTCGGGTTGTATTGCACGAGGACGGCGTAGGAACCGGGAGCCGCGCCGGCCGGGGCGGCGACCAGCCAGCCGGTTGCGTCCTGCTGGATCGCCAAGGTAATGCCGGCCGGCACCGCCCAGGTAAACGGGTCGGGCGAGAGCCGGTTGCCGTCCTGGTCCTGCGCCTCGACATGCAGCGCTTGGCCGCCGGCGGTCAGCGCGAGCGCCGGCTCAGCGAGCGCGACCGCTTGCGGGCCTTTGGCCGCGGCCGTCCGCGCCGGTCCGCACGCGAGGATGAGGATCACGAAGGCGACAAGGGATCGCGCTACGTTCATTGCTGTGAATGCCTGCGAAAACGCTCGCCGGGAGCGCGCGCGAGGAGCGCACGGCGGCAGCGTTAGCGCCGGCTCCACCACCTCGCGATCTCGTCGAGCGAGGTTGCGGCGATATAGGAGCGGTCGACGATGCCGAGACCCGGCACCGGCTCGACGTCGCGGCCGAGCCGGCCGTTCGTCGCTTGCCAGATCCGCCACGCCGACCAGCCAGTCGGGCAGATCGGCTGATTGCCCCATTCGGCGAGCCATAGCGGGCACTGACTTAAAACTCTATGCGGCAGCCCGCCGCCCTTGCCGTCGGGGCCGAAGCGGGTGCCGTAATAGAACGGCAGAAAGCCCGCCTTGTCGGCGAGGCGCTGCGCGACGTCGGCGGCGAGCGGGATCGTCACTGAGCCGTCGGCTCCGCCCGGGTTCGCTTCGACGTCGATCGCGAGTTCGAGGCCAGAAAGAGGCCCGATGGTCGCGAGGAGATGGTCGGCTTGGCTCGCGGCCGGCGCCGCGTCGAGAAAGGCATAGGCTAGGACGTTCATCCCGGCCGCCTCGGCGGCGGCGCGCCACGCGCGGAAGACGGGATCGACAAAGCCCGTGCCCTGCGTCGCCTTCAATGCGACATAGCGGATCCCATAGGCATAGGCCGCCGCGAAGGCTTCCGGCGTCGGGTGCGAGATTATCGCGTTCCAATGCGAAAGATCGGCCATGCAATAGAACATCGCCGGCGGGAAATAGGGGCTCATCACGGCTCGGTAGATTTGACGAGACGGCGGATCTGGCGGCGGCCGTAGCCGTACGGCACGCCCTCGACCTCATGCGCCCAAAACAAGCCGTAGCCCTGGCCGTGAAAGGTCGCGATCGCGAAGGGCGTGCCCTCGAGCCGACGGCGCAGAAAGCTGAGATGTACCTTGAGGGAGTTGAGGCTGCCGCCGTCCTCGGGCTTGCCGGCGGACGCCTGAGCGAGGAAATCGGCTGGAACGCAGCGCCGAAAGCGCTCGCGCAACAATAAGAGGATGCGCCATTGTATCGGCGTCGGCCGGCGCCGCTTGCCGTCGACAACGAGGCAGCGCGCGGCGCCGTCAAAGACCGGATCGGCAATCGGCTGCGCCGCACCGGCATCGATGATGCCAGCGCAATGCGGGCATTCTCTCATAGGCTCCAGTAGCGCAGCCCAGGCGGCACCAAGGCGCGGTTGACGGCCGATCTGACGTCGACAAAGACCCCGCCGGGGACGAGCACCGGAAAGAGCGCCTCGCTATTGAGCACGCGATGCGGTACGGCCAGGATCAGCGCGTCGAGATCGGTCAGCGCGGCAAGCGGTAGCAATTCGATGCCGTATTCGCGCCGCGCTTCTGCCGGGTCGGCGAGCGGATCGGCGACGAGCGCCGAAATCCCGAATTCGCGCAGCTCGCCGACGATCGTCGGCACCCGGCTGTTGCGCAGGTCCGGGATGTTCTCCTTGAACGTGATGCCGACAATACCGACGCGGGCCCCTTTGACGGGGCGGGACGCCTCGATCAGCAGCTTGACCAGGCGCTGCGCGATAAACGCGCCCATGCCGTCATTGATCCGCCGACCGGACTGGATGACCTGCGGGCAATAGCCGAGCCGCTCGGCCAGCGCGGTCAAATAGTAGGGGTCGACCCCGATACAGTGACCGCCGACGAGCCCCGGCGAGAAGCGCAGGAAATTCCATTTCGTACTGGCCGCGTCGAGGACCTCCTTCGTCGAGATGCCGAGCCGGTCGAAAATGATCGCGAGCTCGTTCATCAACGCGATGTTGAGGTCGCGCTGCGTGTTCTCGATAATCTTGGCCGCCTCGGCGACCTCGATCGAGGAGGCCCGGTAGAGGCCAGCCGCGACGATCTGGCCGTAGACTGCGGCGATGCGCTCGAGCGTCGCTGCATCCTCGCCGGCGACGATTTTGACAACCGTCTCCAGCCGGTGCACGTCGTCGCCCGGGTTGATCCGCTCCGGCGAGTAGCCGAGGGTAAAATCGGTCGTGCCCGAGGCTTCGCTCAGCAGCGGCCGGCAGAATTGGCGCGTCAGCCCCGGATAGACGGTCGACTCGAAGACGACGACGACGCCGGGCTGTAAATGCCGACCGATCAGGCGACAGGCACTCTCGAGCGGACCAAGATCGGGCCGCCGCTCGGCATCGATCGGCGTCGGCACCGTGACGACAAAGAAGCTAGCCTCGCTCAACCCTTCCGGGTCGGCGGTAAAGCTCAGCGCTGTCTCGCGAAGAGCCTCGGGGCTGACTTGGCCGGTGGTGTCATTGCCGGCCCTTAGCGCGGCGATGCGCGGTTCCGAGATATCGAAACCGATGACGGGCGCAAAGTGCTGCGCCAAGGCGAGCGCCACCGGCAGCCCGACATAGCCGAGGCCGATGACGGCAAATCCTCGCTCCATGCAGGGGTCAGCGGATTATCCGCCGCCATGCCCGCCGAGCATTCCGGACCAGGCGGCGAGGCCTTGCGCGTTGTGGGCTTTGAGCGCGGCGAGCCCGTCGCTTGCGGCGTGCGGGTTGTGGAGGAGGCCGATTGCCGCCTCGGCGAGGTCGTCGGCGTTGTCGGCGCTGGCCTGCCAGCGCTGCGGTACCCAGTCGATCGCGTCCGAGGTGACGCTCGGCACGCCGTTCGCGATACCGTCGGCGACGACCATGCAGAAGCTCTCGGTGTAGGAAGGCTGGATCAAGAGATCCATGTGCGCGACGATGCGGCGGAAGGCCGGCCAGGACTGCCAGCCGGATGGCACGATCTTGGCACCCGGCAGGTTCGCATAGAGCGCCTCAAGCGCGCGCGTGATCGTATCGCCGCCGCCTTCGGCGCGGCCCGAGCTCACCCAAAATTCGAGATCGGCACCGAGCCGCGCGGCGACCTCGAGCGCTGCCGCGCCGGCGGTCAGGAGGTTCTTCAAAGGGCGCGTCGCGCCAAACGAGCCGATGCGCAACACCCGGCCCGGCCGCCCGTGCCGCGCCTCGGTCAACGTACGGTCGAGCGCGTACATGTTCGGCAGCCAGCGCATCGGCTGATGATAGACGCGCGCCCACCAGTCGATGAGTTTCTGGCTATTAGCGCCGATGTGCAAATTGACCGAGGCGGTTTGCAGGTCGCCGGCCTCGCGTAAAAGCCGCACGCCATTCGGGTCGGCCTGCAAAAAGCCGATATTCGAATGCGAGACGATGGTGAAATCGACGTCATGCCATTGCCGGGAGAGCGCCATCAAATCGGCGGTCGGGATCCACGGCGCCGAGATCACGACATGGCTCACCGGGACTTGGCTCCCCGCGGTGGCGCGCGCGTAGCTCTCACGAAGGCGGATGCCGAGCTCGTCTGCCGAAAGGATCGGCCACACTTCAGTCCAATAGCCGGCGGCGTTCAGGATTTGCGAATTGGTCAGCGCCGTCACGCCGAGCCCGATATGGCTGATGTGCTTGTGCGCGGCAAAATTCTTGTAACAGATCGCGAGGTGTACCGAGCCCGCGCCCGGCGCGACCGCATGCGGCAGGTAGCGCATCAAACAACCATCAAAAAGGGGATTAGCGGAAAAGCCCGGTAAGGGCGACTTTGATCTGATACGCCGCGGTCGCAAGGGCGACGACGCCGGCACCAAACCACATGAAGACGCGGAGCGTCGAGCGGCTGACCTTGGTAATATTCACCAGTGTTTCGACGTGATCAACAATTCCGGACCGGCCGTTGCCGTCGCCGAATAGCGCCTCGTCGATGCGGTCGAGCCTCGCGTCGAGTTGCTCAATGCGCGCCATCATCGGCCCGGATATCGGGCAATCGTCGCAAGGCAGCTTTCGCCCCGCGAAGGGGCAGTCTGCGCCGACTCGTTCGCTCATCGCCGCCGCCCGACAATGCGCATGCCATTGGGACCGAAGCTATAGTTCTTCGTCTCGGTGCCGCCGTTGCCGTTGGGAACCGAGAGGCAGGCCTCGCCGGTCTGCTCGTCGGCGCTGATGATCTCGCCCGGCACGTCGGTGTAAGAATCGGTGCGGACGATTTTCCAGCGCCGCTTGTCATCGGCGCTCTGATAGCTGTCGAGCTTCATCGCGTTATTTCCCGACGCCGAGCAGCATCAAAGTACCGACCGGCGGCCCGGTAACGACCGGCGAATAGTTGATCGCGAGGAGTCCGTTGGCACCGTCGCCGGCGCTACCGCTCGGCCAGGTCGCGCCCGCCGCGCCGCCGCCGTAGAGGCCGCCATTGCCGGCCGCGCCCGCCGCGCCGCCGCTGCTCGACCCGGCGCCGCCGCCGCCGCCCGAGCCATGCGACGCGTCGAGATCGGTCCCATCGCCGCCATCGCCGGCGGCCTTTGGCGCGCCGGTACCCGATCCGCCGCCGCCGCCCGAGCCGTGGCTACCCTTTGCGCCCGGGCTATCGGGCGCGCCGCCCGCCGTACCGTCCCAAGCCGTGCCGCCGGTGCCGCCGACTTGCGCGCCGCCATTGCCGTCGCCGCCGCCGCCCGGCCCCGTCGTATTGAGCGTATTTTCGGGAGCGCCGACGGCGCCATTGCCGTTCGGTCCCGCCGCGCCGGCGCCGCTGCCGCCGGTATAGGAGCAGGAACCGCCACCGCCTTGCCCACCGGCGTGCTTGGTCGTGCCGACGTCATTGGCCGTGCTCTGCGCGGTCGGGCTCGACTGATTGGTCGCGTAATTGCCGCCCTTGGCACCGACTTGGACAGCGCTGCCGGCGATCGAGGCGCAATTCGACGTCGCGTTGCAGAGATAAGTATCGCCGCCCGCGGTCCCCGAATTGTGCGTCGAGCCGGCGCCGATCGCGACCGTCACGGTCGCGCCCGGGGTCAGCGTCAGGTTTGTGATCTTCGCGTAGTCGCCGCCGTTGCCGCCCGCGGTCGGACAGCCGCCGGCATTGGCGGCCGAACCGCCGGCGCCGATCGCCTCGATCGTATTGTTCGAGGAGTCCCAATCGCTCGGAACGACCCAGCTCGTCGTCCCTTGCGTTAAATAAACCGTCGTCGCGCTCGCCGGGATCGCGGCACACGCCAGAACGAGAGCGATGATGAGCGACGATCGAATAAAACTCGCGGCGATCGATCCGCGCTGGTGGGTCGTTACCTGCGCGATTGACGGCGTTAGGCACGTCGTATTGCGGATCGAGCATCCGACCGCCGGGCGTCTCGATTTTCTCCTTCCGAGCCACGAAGCCGCAGGGCTGGCGGCCGCGCGCTCATGGGGCGCGTCGGACAAGCGAGACATCGAGGCGAACTAGAATTGCGCCCAGGTGATCGAGCCGCCGGTCTGTGCGGTGCCAGAAAAGAGCACGCAGACGTCGTTGTTGGCGTCGGGCGTAATCGCGATGACGCCGATACCGTTGCCGGCTGCATAGCCGCCGTTCGCTGTGCCCTGGTCGCCGCGCGCCGCCGTAGCGCCGTTGAGGAGTCCCTTGGCCCCGGTGTCGCACTCCGTCGACGACTTTGTGCCCTCGACGATCGCCCAATTGATCGCGCCGGCGACGGGCCCGACCTTGGCGAAGCAGATATAGACTTTCTGGCCCGAGACCTTCGAGACGAGCTTGATCGCGGTCGAGGCCCCGTTGTTGTCGAACGGGGTCGTATTCGTATTGGCGATCGTCCGGCCGGCGCAACCCGCTTCGACGAGCCAGGCTGAGGTATTCGTGCCGCTGCCGGTGCTCTGCGAGGCCGGTTGCGGGTTCGTCAGCGTCGGCTGATCGGTCGCTAATACGACGCGCTGCGTGCCGGCCGATTTAGTGCCGCTGTTCGTGTCGATCGTCGTGCCGTTGAGCTTGTCGAGCTCGAAAAAGCAGAGCGCCGACGACGACGCGCAGGGGATATAGGCGGCGAGCGCCGGCAAGACGCGCGTCGCCTCGCCGAGCAAAGCGCCGCCGACGAGCAAGCCCGCCGCCGCCAGCGCCAGAACAATGCTGCGTCTCACGGTGCGATCATCCAGTTCGAGGAGCCGTCGCTAATCAGGCCGAGGGCGTCCTTGTTGTCGATAAAGCTGAGCGAGGAATTGCCGTCGATCGTCCCCGAGACCGGGGTGATCGTATGCGTGTCGCCATTGCCGAGCGTCGTCTTGACGACGAGCAGATAGCCGGAATTGCCGCTAGCGGCGGCCGGAATATTGGTTGTCTTGCTGCCGGCCGTCGCGGAGGACCAATAGGTGATCGTCTGATTGGCGGTAAGCGTGACGGTATGCGTCGTGCCGGTCGTTACCGGGTCGAGCGCAAAGCCGCCGCCGGCGCCGGCGCCGGCGCTCGCCCATTGCGGGTTCGCGCTCGCGCCCTGCGTCTGCAAGAACTGGCCCGACGTACCATGCGCCAGCGCCGCCCAAGCCGAGGCGCCGCGATAGAGCACATCGCCTTGCGCCGAACCGAAGACATAATCGAGCAACGCGGAAAGCGTCGTTGCTATCGGTACGGCCGCGCCGCCGCTGGTATTGGCGAGCAAATCGCCGTCGGCGATCGCGCTTAGCCCGGTGACCGAAGCCCATTGCGGGTTCGCCGCAGCGCCCTGCGTCTTGAGAAAGTTTCCCGACGTTCCCGGTGCGAGCACCGCCCAAGCCGAGGCGTCACGATAGAGGATATCGCCTTGCGCCGAGCCAAAGACCGCGTCGAGCAAGGCCGTGATTGTCTTAAAGCTCGGATCGGCGCTGGCACCATTGTCGGCGAGGACGCGATTAGCGGTGCCGATCGTCGCAAACGCGACCGCGCTCGTCCCCTCGCCGAGCAAGACCGCATGCGCGGTCAAGCTCGTATCACCGGTGCCGCCTTGCGCGACCGTCACCGGAAAGGAGGCGATGCCACCGACGAGATGACCGCCGGCGGTAACGCCGTCCTGCAGGTACAGAAGCCAGTTCGTCGTATCGACGACGAGCTCGCCCTTGGGTCCGGTATAGGCGGCGACCTGCGAGGCGGTGCCGCGCAGTAATTGGACGTCGATCATTTATGCGCCGATGAGCCCGAGGTCGATTTGCAATGTCGACGCCGTACCGAGCGCGCCAAAGTCACAGCGCGCGCTGATCGCCGTCTGGTCGAGACTGCCCCAATCTTCCGAGCAACCGCCGGCGAGCCCGATTATTACCGGGCAAGCCCCGGGGCCGCCGGTCTCGCTCAATCCGGCACCGGTCAGCGTATAGCTGTAGTGCGGAACGATCGCGATATCTTGGAGCGCCAGCCCGAGGCTGTTGAACGAGGGGAACTTCAGATAGATCGTCTTGCCGACAAGATTGGCCGGGTATTGCTGGACAAAGACCGGCCCGGCGACGCGCGCGAATTGGCTGCCGCTATTGTGCGCGCCGATCGTCGTGCCGTAGAGCCCGCGCCGGAGATAGGTGCCGAGATCGTAGCGATAGGCGCTCGTCAGCGTCGCCGCCGAATAGGCGATAAGCTCGCCGTCGCAATAGCACAGCGTGACAAAATCGTCGGCGTCGGCGCTCGTGCCGGCAATCAGCGCGCCCTGGCTCGCGGAGAGATCGACCGACAAGGTGTGTGTCGTATCGGGGTCCGATCCGGATGCGAAATTCGCCGTCAATACCCCTTGCACGCCGCCGCGGCGGATCGTCCCAAGCTGCCCGTAAGTGCCGGCGCCCCCGGCCTCGACGCTGAGCCAAACCTGGCAACCGCCCCAATCAGCCGAGGGGCCGGTCGCGATGATCCAGAGCTCGAGCTCGTTGCCGGTAAGATCCGGTCCCGGCTCGAACATGACCGGCGCGTTGATAAAGCCGGGATTGGCGCTGACAATGTCGGTAAGCCCGAGCCCGCCGCCGGTGTCTTTTGGGTAGACGAGCGCCGTCGAAACGCCGCTTGGGCTTATCGGGGGCAATGGCATGTTGTCAGATGCCCGCGATCGCGTCGGCGATCATTAGATAGCCGAGCCCGTCCGGGTTGACCGCCGCCGGATGAAAACCGGCGTCGGCGCCGGGGTTGATCAAGAGCCCCGATTGCGGCGGCGCGTTCACCCAATCGTAGAGCACGCGCCATTGAAAAGTGCCAGCGTCGCTAAGCGGCGGCCACGGGCCGTCGATAATCCCCCAAGGCGGCAGGGCGGCCGTCGCGTAGAGGCTCGACATATTCTCGGGCGCAATCAGCCAGCCGAAAATGATGCCGTTTGGCGAATTTGTCGAAACCCCCGAGACTTGCGGCGACGTATTGTTGTCGGCGACTTTCTTTGGCAAGCTCCCGTTGGTGTCCCAGACGGTTGCCCAATCGACGCCGCCAGCGACGCCGAGAATCGCGATCGAAGGCAGATAGCCGAGACCGGCGAAATTGGCTTGCACAGTAATGCGCGTCCCGACTGCGACGCTGCGCACATCGGCCCACCAGATCTCGCCGCTAGCCTCGACGCTGCCCGGTGCGAGGGCGGTGTAGGCGGTGCGCTTGTGCCAGACGAGCGTTCCGAGATCGTCGGTGATATTGGCGACCGCCGCCGGCGGGGTTAGGCCATTGGCGCGATTGGCGACAAAGGCGACGAGCAGATCGACCCGGGTGACCGGCGTCGTGAAGTAGTTCGTGACAATCTCGATCCAGGCCGGCCGCGTTGCGAGGACGCTCGCCTCACTCGGGCTCCACGCCGGGTCGTAGGCGCTGGTCGAGGCGACCGAGGCGACCGACATCGGTATGATCGGCGGGATCGGCGGCGGCGGTGCTACAGCACCGATGACCGGATCCTCGGCCTCGATCGTCAGATCGCCGTTTTCGTTCTCCTCGATGCTGGTGATGCGCACCGGGAATTGGTTCAGATAAGCGTCGCCGGCGCGCCCGGTGAGCAATACGATGTCCATCGGCTCGAGCAACGCATAGCGCCAGCCGAGTTGGAACTTCACGGTGGTGTGGCGCATGTACTGGCCGCGCTGGAGATAGATCTGCGCCGAGACATTGGCGCTGGCGGCGTTGCAAAAGCATTTGCCCTGCAGATGGTCGGCGGTGCGCAAACCGTACTGGTCGATCGCGCCCTGGTCGAAATTCGCCATCACCGTCGAATTGTAGAAATTCCCGCGGTCGAGATACTCCATCGTCACCCAGTTGAGCGCATCGGCCGGGTTCGAGCGCGTGATCTCGATCGGGTCGTCCTTGTTCTCCTCGAGGCTGCCGAGCTGGCCCATATGCCACGGCAAGAAATCATCGTCGGTGAGGCTGTAGACCGGGATGAGGTTCGGGTCCCACGTCACGCCGTTGCCGGCGAGCGCGACATCGCCATAGGGAATGAATTTTAAGAGACTGCCGGACCAGACGATCGCGGTATTGGTCAATTTGGCGAGCGAAGCGATCCATTCCTGCGCTTCCTGCTGGCCGTCGAGCGCAACCGAGATGACGAGTCCCGCCGCCAAGCAATAATTGCCGTAGACCGTACCGATATCGGGGTCGAGGTTGGTGATCGGAAAGCCAGCGCCGTAGCGCGCATTGGTCAGAAAATCGGTGACGACGATCGCCGGGTTCGCATCGCGCGGCCAACTCGGCCCGGCGGTGCCGGCGGCAATGCCGGTGACCTCAAACGAGATATTCGGGATCGCTGGCGAGGGCCCGAGATCCATCGGCGTGCCGGTGACGTGGCACGTCCCGGAATAGCCGACCTGCGCGCCGAGCCCCGCAAAGACCGGGTCTGGTGCCTGGCCGTCATTGCCGGCATAGGCGGTGAGGCCGACCGATTGGAAATACGCGACGCCCGAGGAGGACCAGACAAAATTTCTGGCGTCGATCGACACTGGACCCTGGCAAATCGCGAAATCGACGTCGACCGTAAAATCGACCTGGCCCGAACCCTTTTTGCCGCCGCCCTTGCCGCCGCCGCCGCCTTTGCCGCCGTGCTTGCCGCCGCCGCCCTTTTTGCCGTGCCCCTGACCGCCGTGTTGCTGAAAATTGCGGTAGTCGATCAGGTTCACTTGCTGGCGCGTCGTGCCGTAGATCAATGGCACAACCGAACCCTGCTGCGCGGTATTGTAGCGCAGCGCATTGAGGTTCTGGTGCTGCCACGCATTGGTCTGCAAAAACGGCTGGCGCGGCCGCCGGAACAGGAACCCCATCGCAGTTGCGTCAGAACGGGCTGATGAATTTTATTGGCCGGCCGCCGAGCCTGCCCTGCAGCCCGTCGCCGCGGATCACGCCGTTCTTTGGGTCGGCGTGGATAATCTGCGGCCAGCCGACGACAATACCGGCATGCGCAAAAACGCGCCCCCATTTGTAGAGCACGACATCGGCGGGCTCGGGGATCGCGACCTCGCGGCCATGCGCGAGCAGCCCTTCGAGATAGGTCTCGTCGTCGCGGTGACACATGAAATCCGGCCGGTAGAACGGCACCTCGATCGGCCCGACAATACCGGCGCGCTGGTAGACCTCGACCAATAAGGTCAGGCAATCGACGCCGGTGCCTCGCACCCGCGCCATGTGGTGGTACGGCGTTTTGAGCCAGCGCTCGGCTTCGGCGAGCACCGCCTGGCGCTGCGGGTCCATCAAATAGCCGTCTCAGGCGGCGGGATATAGGGAAAGCCGCCGAAATGCGCCTGGTTGCCAAACGTATTCGTGCAGGTATTGAGGGTCTTGTCGCAACCCGGTAATAAGGTGAACTGGTCGCCCTCGCTGACCGGGAAAATCCACGGCGACAAAAAATAGACGGTGCCGCTGACGAGGCGCGAGATCGTGCGGCTATAGCCGTTGTTAGCCCCCGAAGTGCCGGTGATCGTGCCGTTGTCGTAGAGCGTCGACGGGCTAGGGCTGAGCCCGGTCGCGATCTGCGTCCGGTCCGAGCCGAAGAGCGCGACGACCTCGGCCCGCATTGTCGTGCGGTCGAAGAGGCACATCGCATCGCCAAAATGAAAATTGCACGATGCTGAGAACAGCCGATGCGGCATCTGCACTGTCAGCAGATCTAGCAGGCTCTTCACTCGCATCATCAGCTTGGTGCGGCCGATCTCGATATCGCCGACCCGGCCGGTAAACCAGTTGATCGTGCCGACAACGGTCCCGGCCTCAATATAGGCGCGGTCGAGCGCCATCTCGGCGCCGTCGAAAATCCCAGCCCACGCGCCGTATTGCCAAGTCAACGGACCGCCGTTGAGCCCGAGCGAGTCGTTCTCGCCGACCAGGATCTCGATCTCGAGCTCGTCGACCTGCGTACCGATCTGCACCTTGGTCTTGGTCCGCTTGAAGCGCGGCCCCAATGGGTAGAGGTCGACCCCGAATGCCGGGTCGGTATTGGGCGGCGGCGCCATTAGCGCGGTCTGAAAGCCCGAATACCGCAGCGTCTCGCCGCCTTTGAGTGAGAACGTATAGAGGTCGGCGATCTGGATATCGGCGAGCGGGCTCCAATCGGCGAGCAATTGGACGACCGCCGGAATCGCCGGCTTCACAGCACGAGGCTCGTCAGTTTGACTTGCTTCAACGACCACAGCCGATCGACGAAATTCTCGAAATCGAGCGCGTCCGGGAAATAGACGCGAAAGAAAAACGTGAAATCGGCGCTGATCGTCTGCCCGCCGATCGCGCTCGGGAACGTAATGATGCCGGTATTGGTATCGAGCGAATAACCAAAGGTCTGCGTGCCGTTGATATAGACCGCGTTCACATCATTGGGCGCGATGACCCATTCGCTGCGGCCGCCCGGCGCCAATTGCCGGACGAGTTGGAACTGCGTGCCGGTCGTATCGCTCGGCACCGGGATCAAGACTTGCCCCACGGCACTGTTGTCGGTCGGATCGTCGAACAGAAAATCATCGAACGCGCCCTGCCGCGCGTTGAAAAAGTCGATCAAGGTGCGGAAATCGGTCGGGCTCGTCCCGGCACCCCATTGGCTGCCGTCGTCGAGCACCTCATAGGTCAACGTGAAGGACCAGATCGGGTTGATCCAATCGGCGGTCCGCAACGTGCGGCCCGATACCGCGCGCTGCATGCGGGTCCCCCAATTCGGCGTCTTGATGACGCTGTAACCGAGCCCCGGCAAGACCGGGTAGACAAGGTCGCTCACCTATAGCCCATTAGGCCGCGGCGGCGTTAAAGTTGCGGCGCTGCCGCGCCATCGACGCGGCGATCGCCTCGCCGCGCGACATCAAGACGCGATCGAGGTCGCGGCTATTGAGCACGCCCGAGATATTCCAGTTGTGCGTATGACTGGCTGAGCTGCCCGCCGCGCCGGCCGCAAAATCGGGCGATAGCGCGGGCGAGCCAAAGCCGCCGATCATGCTCTGCAGCCCGCGCGAGATATTGGCCGGCAAGACCATCTCCTCGGGGTGCAAGATCGAGAGGCCGCCGCCGGCGATCATGCCGCCCGCCGCCGACGGTACGATCCCGCCCCGTTCGAAGAACAGACCGGCGATGCTGCCGATCAGCGGAATTCCCTTGATGAAGCTACCGAGCCCGCCGGCGCTCTGCGCCGTCGAATTAGCCTCAGTCGCAACCGTGTTCGACGTCGTCGCGACGGTATTGAGCCCGGTCGTCGTCGTGTTGACCGCCTTCATGCCGGTGTCGGTCGCGGTCACCGCGCCGTGGCCGGTAAGCGCCGCCGCAGCGCTGCCGGCCGCCGTACCGAGCAAGCCGACCTGCGTCGCCGCGGCGGTCGAGGCGGTACCGAGCGCGGTCTCGCCGGCGCCTTTGGCAGCGCCCGGCAGGAAGCTCATAAACTTGTCGCCGATGCCCTCGAACAATTTGCCGGCGCCCGAGGCGTCGAGCAACCGCGTCCCGACCGCGTCGAGCGCCTTTTTTTCCTGCGCCTGGATGAAACCGCCGATCTGCTGCATGGTGCCGCCGCCCTTGCCCCAGGCGGCATTGACGATGCCGGAGCTCAATGAGTTGGCGATCTCGGCGTCGATCGCATGTGCGCGCTGCTCATGCTCGATCTCGGCCTTTTCCATGATCTGCCGCTGTTTCTCGGCGGTCTTCGCGGCGAGCTCTTCCCTGCGGTTCGCGACCTCCTGCGCGAGCTTGATCTGACCCTGCGCGAGTTCGGTTTCCTTTGCGAGGATCGCGTTCGCGGCCGCGTCGTGCACCACGACGATCTGCTCCTCGGCAGCCGCCGCCGCGTCGATCGTCAGGTTGCCGACGCTGCGCTGCTGTTCGACGCGCTGGAGATCCGCGGCCTCAGACTGGTCCAGGATGCGGCGCTGCGTCTCGAGCTTTGAAATCTCGGCGCGCGCGACCTCCTCCTCGTAGCGCTGCTGCTGCTGCGCGGCGCGGTTGAGCGTACCGATCTCGCCGGCGAGCCAGCCCTCCTGATTGACGCGGATCTTGCTGTCGGCCGCCTCGTTGAGCGCGACCTTGCGCGCGTAGGCCTCCTGCGCGATATCGGTCTTTTGCTTCTCGATCGCGGCAATCGCGGTCTGGTTGCCCTTCGCCTGGGTGATCTCGTAATCGAGCCACTTTTCGCGGACGCTGACCTCCTCGTTGATCGCCTTGAGCTGGTCCTCGAGATCCTTTTTTTCCTTCGCGTAATCGCGCGCCGCCGGCGCGACGTAGGTCTTCTCGCCGCCGGCTTCCGGATAGGGGCCGCTCTTCGCCCAGGATGCCGTCGCGTTGGCGCCGTATTTGCGCAGCAGCCACAGCGCCGCCGCGTCCTGATTGGCGGGCGAGATGTCCTCGGGGTTGAGGCCGAGCGCCGCCGCCGCCTCGCGGTAAGTGCCGGGCTGGAAGCCGTAGGCCCCGAAGGCATGGCTCTTGCCCGGCAATGCGGTGACGTCGGCGAGACTGGCGACCTGCACGCCGCTGGCGTGAAACGTGTCGTAGCGCCCGCCGCCCTCGCGCCGACGGATCTCGGCGAGCAAGTCGCGCTCCGCCTGCGTCGCCTCGGTAACCGCGTTGGTGTGCTCGGTTGTGGCCGCTGCCGTATCGTGCCCCTCGCGCGCCGCGCGCTCGCCAAAGCCGACGCCGGGTTGCGTCGTCGCGGGCTCGCCGAAATTGATAAACGGATGCGGCTTGGTCCAGCTTTCCGGTACGAGCTTGCTGCCCAAGCCGGAATGCGCCTTGATCCATTTGTCGAAGGCGTCCCAGGCTTCAGCCAAGCCTTCCGGCGGCCCTCCCAAGCCCCCGGGCCCCTCGCTGAAGGTATCCTTGATCGCCGCTTTTATCCCGGCAAGAAAGGAGGCGAGCGGGCCGCCTTGCTTGACGAGTTCGGTCGCCGCTTTTGTCGCCTCGCTCAACGGCTCGATAAAGCCCGAGAGCATCGATTTTTTGAGCCCCTCGAAAGCGATGCTCAATTTGTTGAGTTGCTCCTCGTATTCGGCGAGCTTGTGGATGCCCTCGTCGGTCGGGACGTTACCGCCGAGCGCGTCCTTGACCTCCGCCTTCAATTTTTCGGGATCGCGGCTCAATAACGGGACGAGCTCGGACATGCTGCGTCCGAGGATCTCGCGGAGATTGGCAACGCCGGTCGCCGGGTTGATCGCCTCGGCGACATTGCGCTTATAGGCCTCGGCGAGCGGGCCGTTGATAAACGCAATAACGTCGGTAAGGCCGGCCTTCAATTGCTCTTCGCTGATGCCGAGCGCCTCGAAGGCTGCCGCCGGCTTGCCGGTCGGCGCGGTCAGCGCCTCTTGCATGCGGCGCTCGAGCATTTGGATCGTATGCGCCGCGGACTCGGCGTCGCCGCCGACGAGCTTCAATTCGAGCTTGAAGAGCGCGAGCTTTTCGGCCGCGACGCCGATCGAGGCGGCCATATTCTCGGTTTTCTCGGCGGCCTCGGCGGTACCGTGGATGAACTCGACGAGTCCCTCGACCGCGAAGAGGCCGCCGAGCGCGCCGAGCCCGCCGCCAAAACCGGCGAGCAGCGCCAGCGAATTGCCGACCTCTTTCAATTGCCCGACCGCCTCGGTGCCGCCGGCGCGCAAGCCGGCGAGTGCCTCGCCAGTACCGCGGATCGCGTTCGCGTGCTCCTCATGCGCCGCTTTGCCGGTGCGGAGCTGCGCGGTGAACGCCGCGACGTCGGCCTTGGCGCTCGCCAATCCAGAGCTCGAGCGCTCGAGCTCGGCAAAGAGCCCGCCCTTGGCGTCGCTACCGGCGCTGCGCAATTCGCCGGCGAGGTTGCGCACCTCGGCACCATAGGCGCGCACATCGGCTTGCGCGAGCGCCAATTGCGCGCGCAGCGAGGCGGTATCGGCGGTTATATTGATCGAGAGATTATCGGCCATTAACGATCAATTCGGGTTGTATTTTACGCGCGCTCGCGCAAAGGATGCGCGCATGCACACGCTAATAATCAGCCTCCTCGTCATCGTGGCGCTGCTCGCGAGTATCGCGCGTTCGGCGCGGCGGACCGCGCGGCTGGCGCGGCGCGTACCTTGCGGGGCTTGCGGCGCGCCAGTATTACCGGCCGCGCGCCTTTGCCCGAATTGCGGGAGCCGCCTGCCGCGGCGCGGCGCGGCGGGCATGCACGATCGCCTATGGCAGCAACCGCCGCGGCGCTTGCGCAGCGCCGCGATCTACGCCAACGACAACGGCGGTTAAGCATCAATCCGCTTTGAATTTTCGCGCAGTCGGGGAAGAATAATCCTCGCCTGCGCAATCGCGCGTCGGCGGCCGGACGCGGTGTTGGAGCACCACGCCCAGCCTAACCCCGAGCATAGGTTCGAGCTATGCCAAGAGCCGGAAATTACTTTGCCGCGCTTGCGCGCCGCGCGCAATTCGCTTTAGCCGACATTCGATCCGAATCCGAGCCGCGCGGGCGGCTCGCCGGCCTCGACGCATTGCGCGGTATCGCCGCGCTCGGCGTCGTGCTCTTTCATTACGATATCTGTTTTTCGTTCCCGCTCGGGCGGTACGGCGTCGATCTGTTCTTCGCAATCAGCGGCTTTGTCATCTTCATGACGCTGGAGCGCGCGGCGAATTTGCGCGCCTTCGCGGTCTCGCGCTTTGCTAGACTCT